TTATGGTAAAAAAACTGAAGAGACTGAACAAATAATTAAGAAAAAAGAAGAACTTCGTAAGACTGAAAGAGCATTGAACGATGCAATACAAAAAGAAGGTGCTATGCGAAAAGAAGCGGCAGCACCCAGACCTGCACCTGCTACTGCTCCGACCAAACCAACAGCAGAAGGTGCAAAAGGTATGATTGGATTAATCATAACTGCAATGAATGAATTGGGTATAACGAATAGGTTTACCAAGATCGCTTTACTTGCAAACATTCAAAAAGAATCTAACTTTGTACCGAAAAATGAAAATCTAAACTATACTTCGGTTCAGCGTATACAGGAAGTATTTCCTAGCACAGTCAAAAAATCTGGTTATGGCCCAAAAGAACTTGCAAAGTTTTTAAATAATCCACAAGCACTAGCAGAGTTTGTTTATGGTAAAAACTCTGCACGTGGTCCTGGTATGGGTAACAAAGAAGATGGTGATGGATACAAATATCGTGGCCGTGGTTTTATTCAAATCACTGGTAGAAATAATTATGAGGCTTTTGGTAAAATTATTGGTGAGGATTTGATTCAGAATCCAGACAGAGCAAATGATCCATTTGTTGCGGCTAAACTAGCAGCAGCATTCATTATAAGAGGTCTTGGTAAAAAACTCAATACATTTACAACACAGCAAGAAGCAAATCGTGCAGTAACTCAAACTATTGGTGGCGCTGGATTAAATTTAAATGTTGGTATTGGTGCTGAAATTTTAGCAAAGGTTGACAAGTATTCAAAAGGTTTTGAGAATGTAGATTTGGCTAGTGCAAGTAAAGAAGTATCGCAGGGTCAAAGAGAGCAAATGAAACCAAAAGATGTTAATACAGTAAACGTTGCACAGACTAATAATACCAAAGTAACCGATACAAAAGTTGCTGCCGTAGATAAGACAATTAACGGCAATGACGCATTATTGGCAAGGGCAACATAATGCCAGATTACGGTCAAGGTTTAAACAAGGTAACACCAAAGTCTGGCGGCAATGTAGTACCAGTTGCGCCTAAATTACCACCTGCACCTGCAGCCGCACCGCCGCCTGCACCCGCACCACCGCCAGAGCCAAAACAAGAACCGAAACAAGAACCAAAACCTAAGGAACAATCTGCTCCCGAATCAAATAAAGAGCAAGTAGAGCAGGACGAAAAGAAACAGGATGATAAGAAAGAAAAATCTTATTTTGGTGATCTGTTCAAAAAGAAAGAAAGTGAAAAAAGTCCTACGCTGGAAGGTGTCGCTGCACTCAAAATATTTGCGAAGAACACAATTCTTTTTCGTAGAATAAGTAAAGAACTAAAACTCATCAGTAAAGGTTTTGGTCAATTCGTCAAACTTGAAGGTGTAACGACAGTAGCGAAACCAGATGTTGGTTCAAAACTGACCAATCTTTTTAAACCAAAAGAAACTGATAAAGAAACTAAAAAAGCAGAAAAAACAAAACGTAAAAAAAGTGTAAAGAAGAAAAAAGGTTTCTTTAGAAATGTGCTTGATAGTATTCTCGATGGACTACTAACACTTGTAGTAGTAATAGGATTTGCTCTATTCATGAATAAAGATGCCATTTTAGGCATCATTGGAAGTCTTGGTGGTGTTGAAGGCATCATATCAATGGGCATCGAATCGTTGAAAACAGCATTCAATGATTTCTTTGATTCAACGGATTGGGGTGCAATATTTGTAGAAGAAACATCTAAACTAATTGAGTTTTTAACGTTTGGATTAATTACTAAAGAAGATGCAGCAAAAGCACTGAATGCTATCGGTGATTTCATATCGCCTGTAACAAGCAGAATAGGAGAATTTCTAGGCGGTCTTGGTAATTGGGTTGCAGATAAACTGATAGGTATAGGTCGTTCATTAGATAAGAATGTTCTAGGAATTGAACCATCGGCAACAAAACCAGGGCAGAAAGAAAAACCTATTGATCCATATGCTGGTGTTGTGGAACAATTAGATGCTCTCGATGCCGACATTGAAGAACTCACTTGGAAAAGAGATACACTAAAAGAACTCATTGCGAAAAGGGATGAGCAGAAAAGAGGTGGCAAGAAAGTCGAACCAATCGTACTTCCACCTGCACCGCGGCCGTCAAAGTATAGATCAAGTAAATCAGTTTTTGCACCAATAGAACAACCAACACAAATTGCTGCAACGCCAGCAGGGTCAGGAGGCGGTGGTGGTGCAACTCCTGTTTTTGCAAAGACGGAAGTTCCAAAAGGTAATTTAGATACACTGACAAAAAAAGCAGATGCAGGCGTAGACACTTCTAACTTTAATCCTGGATTTGAAAGTCGTGTTGAAACAATGGCCGCAGCATTCAAACAAGAAACTGGTAAGATGCTGTTGATCACTTCTGGCTATCGTTCAAATGAAAAACAAAAACAACTATATGATGCTGACTTAGCAAAGAACAATGGTAGGCCGAGTGGTTTAGTAGCACAACCTATGGCGCCATTAGGTGCTGGCACTGGTAGTGTTCATATTAAAGGTTTGGGTATTGACATCAACAGTAAAGGTGATAATGGTCTAAATGTTCTTGCTGGAACTAGAGATAGACCTACTGGTTGGTTAGAGAAATTTGGATTGATTCGTAATGTGAAAGGTGAAGATTGGCACGTTACTGCTGCAGGTGCTCCATCAACACCAGATGATGCTACCGTAACATCTAAGACTGGTGCTACAGTTGATCCTGCTACAGGTGACCAAAAAGGTCAGGGATTGAATGTTGGTAAGTCATCAACAGAACTTGCGGTAGAACAACGTAATCAATCTAAACCAAAAAATCCTACAGTGATAAACGCAAGTGTCACGAACAATACATTGGTCGAAACTACTCAATTGAGAAGAGAAGTACCAGCATAAAAAATGCCACCCGAAGGTGGCATTCGTAGAGATTAATCTTCTGCTAAAGACCTAAAGTAATCTAGTTCTTCATCATTCTCATCCAAACTAGGTGCTGATTTCGCTGTATTCAAAACTGTATCTTCCGCTTTAGTCTTTACTGGTGCAACACCATCAAGACCTAAAACTTTATCCAACTTTGCTTTCAGTGTATCATAAGACTTGAATTGTTTAGGTTCAAGAAACTCTTTGAGTGAGTATTCTTTTTTCCAGATTGCTTCAAGTTTATCATCATCACCATCAACTGGAGTGATAGAATCAAACTCTGATTTGTCATAGTTGCGATAACCTTCAACTTGACGAATCTTGATTTTGAAGTTAGCACCTTCCCAGAAGTCAAAAGGATTCAACGGTGTCTCATCAGCAAATTCTGGATTCATTGCTTCAGAGATTTTGTCAAAGATTTTCTTACCAAATTTATACAGTCTGATTTGACCTTCATTCTCTGGATTTTTGGGGTCAGAGATTACTAGAATGTTTGCGATGTATGTCAAACGGCGCTTCTGCTTACGTGCGATTTCTTTATTTGCTTCAATGCCTGAGTTCCACAGAATAGAGTTGTATTCTGATACTGGATCTTTTTGATTGAGAGTTGTCAAAGAGTTTTCGATGTACCAACCACCTGGACCTTGAAAGCCATGATTGAATACACGAACCCATGGGAGTGCATCATCACCATCTGCTGCTGGTGCTGGCAGAAAACGAATGATTGCCATACCGTTACCTGCTTTGTCTACTTCGGGTTGCCAGAAACGGGTGTCATCTTTTGAACCTGCTTCTGCATTTGTTGATGGTGCTTCCATTGCCTTCTTGAGTGAATCGAAGGTGTTACGGTTGCGTTTGAGTGCTGAAAAGTCAGACATATATTACCTCGTATAGTTAGTTGTTTATCGTATGTGCATCTTGTTCACATGATTCATTATATACTTTTATATATGTATCGTCAAGAACCGATTGAATCATTTTTATCGTTTTCGCCGTGTCAGTGTGAAGTATTCCAATTCCACCTGCTGCATTAAAATCATCAATAACATCTTCTGTGTCATCGATAAGAATAACATCAGGCTTTGCATAGTCTGCTTTCAATGCACGGCCAGGTACGATATTGGCAGGAAAATCGATATGCTGATTTTTCAACCAAACCCTCTTTTGCTTCTCTACTGCTCTATGATGATCTCTACCACCAGATGATGATAGAATCTCAATTGGTATATCTAATGATAAAACATATTGCAACAGTTCTTTACCACCAGGATACCAATCGAGTGTCTCAAAATTATTACCGCTTACAAACCCAGACCATTTAAAATCTCGTTTTTCACCTCGTTCACGTTGTGCATTAGGTTCAATCTTCCACAATTCTTTATATCGTTTGTGAAAGTCGCACAGAACACCATCCATGTCAAGATACAGTTTCAATATTTTCATGTAGTTCTTTCTTCAATATCAGTTTATACTTTGTCGGATCAAATTTTATAAACGGTGTGTACTTCTTTATCTTTAAACTCACCGATGGATAATGAATTGTATCATTAATCTTCTTGTCCCACATTGGTAAAAATCTTAGTATTGAGTTTAGAATGCATACAGTCTCAATTGATACTTCACCATATAATAGCATAGACAACAATAAAGGATATGGACTTTCATCCCGCATCATTAATGAGTCATTTGGGTTCTTATGATTCATTAACGGAGCAATCTCATTAGTGAAGGTATACGATAGTGATTGAAGCACTTTCTGCCTTGCACGATAATGGACATCACAATCATCCGTCAGTAAATGTCCAATCCAAACATCAGAATTATGCAGAAGATTAGCAACAAGAAAATCTCTAGCCTGTTCATCATTAGTAAATCTCCGACTCAGTTTGTAATAAAACCATTTATCTTTCTTGTTCTCAAATGCATCTATACTTGTCCTCGATTTACCACCATACTTAAAGTAGTCATACGATTCTTGTGTAAAATGCAGTTTAAGAGAAGAGTATAAACAGAACGCTTCATATCCAGTCATATGGGTAATCGAGCACTTTTAGTTTTTAACATATTCAATCTCTCGGCCTGTTCATGTATTTTAGACTTCAGGTTTGGAGTGATAAGTGTTGCTGCTACTTCCATCTCCAAACCTGTGCCTTTACAATGTTCAACAATTGCCTCAAGATAAGTGTAATCCGTTTTTGCCACCAGAGATTCTATCTCCAATGTGAACTTCATCATCTCATCTTTTGTTGGCATTATTTGAATTCAATCTTTGCGCCACCGATTGTACCTGGTGCTGGAACTGTCCATGCAGAAAGATCAGCAACAGTCAATGATTGAATGCCTGCACTACC